CCTGAAGGTGGTTGGAAAAGAATTAACAGCAAAGGTGAAGCAATTGGCCCTTGCGCCCGTGAACCAGGTGAACCAAAACCGAAATGTATGTCAAATGAAAAGCGAGCAAAACTTTCTAAAAAAGAAAGAGCGGCCGCTGTTGCTGCAAAACGCAAGCACGATCCAGTTGCAGATAGAGCCGGTAAAGGTGGTAAGCCAGTAAATGTATCAAACTTTGGTAAAGGTAAGCTGTCAAAAGAATCTGTCGATGAAGCTTGCTGGGACACACATAAACAAGTTGGTATGAAGAAAAAAGGTAACAAGATGGTGCCAGATTGTGTACCAAAAAATGAAGAAAATGAAATGATTGATGAAAAGAATTCACCAACAAATCCAAAACTTTGGGCGAGAGCAAAATCTCTTGCTAGATCAAAGTTTGATGTATATCCATCTGCATACGCAAACGGGTGGGCGTCAAAATGGTATAAGTCTAAAGGTGGTGGCTGGAGAGCAACAAGTGAGGAAACTGTCAGCGAAGGTATATATGGTATAGAAGATTCTCCTTTGTCTGCAAACAATTCTGTCAAAGCGATGGAATCTAAAATGACAAAAGAAAAATCCAAATCTGCCAGAATGATCAAAGCCATCTATAAGAAAAAAGGGCTTAAGAAAGAGACAATCTATGATTGGGAAAAAACGGAAAAAGGTGGCAAAGCAGAAGGTGATGCAAAGTACATCCTTAAAGGTGGTACTACAATGACGGGTAAACCTCGTGACACGATTGAAATTGAACCAGTCGTAAGAACGAAGTTGAATAGCCCTAACGGCATGAAATCTAATCCATAATAAATAGTAAATAGATTCTTTTAAGGAGTGTAAAATGTCCTCATGGGGAAATTACGATAATGCAGCAAATGCACCATATTGGGCAGTTACCCAAGTTTCAACAGGTGTAAATAAAGCTGCCGCAGCACCAACAGCAGCAAACGTTGCATTACTATATGGCAACACAACATCTGATGTGTACGTTACAAACGAAACTGTTGGTCTGTTTATGGCCGACAAGTTTGAAGTGCAAGCCGCAGATAGTTCTATTCCCGGAACAGGCTGGGTTTTAAAGACGACAGGTTCAGGTGGGCGCGCCGGCCGAGTTACATGGGAAGTTTTAGCTTGCGTAGCTGAAGTTCAAAACGATGCCGCTGCAACTGAAGATGCAACTCTTGTCGATACGACACTGACATTCTTGACCTCACCAACACCAGTTCAATTTATTGCTGGTGCAGGAAACAGTGGAACATTCTCAGTAACAACAGATGTTGTACCGCCAGATGCAACTCTAACATTCCTCTGGCAATACTCAACAGATGGTACGACATATGCTACAGCCGCAAACAGTGTAACAGCAAACACGACATATGTTGGAAACACAACGAATACTCTGAGAGTGTTTGCAACAAATACTGATGCAAATCTTTATTACTATCGTGTTCAAGTTACAGCAACTAATGCAATCGCTAACTCTAACACGGTTTATACGTCTTCTAACTCAAGAATTACATTACTGTAATAAAAGGTCCGCCCTTCGGGGCGGGCTTTGTCTATAATGTTTGATGACTTGAATGAAGATAACTTTTTAATGTATGCGATGAAAGCATATAATTCACCTCATTGTATTATGAGTGAATTCGAAAGCGACCTAAAGCGTACTAAATACTTAAAACGATTATTTCGTCGTTATAAAGTGACCAAAACTCTCAAAGAGAGGTTGATACTTAATCATATTATTCTTTTGTATAATGTTTTTGGAGTAGATGCAGCCACAAGAATATTATTTTTTAAAATTGATGAAACAAGTTATGATGTTTTAAAAACTTTCTTAATTTATCTAAACTACATGCCGGATAAAGTGAAAGGTATAAAAGGTAGAGATATAATTTCTTCCGACATACTCATAGACATGAACGTGGCAGAAATACTAAGAAAAATATGAAATCATTCAAAAAATTAAGAGAAGACATGGTTGGATCAGCAGGACCGGCAAACGTAGTTTCGTCCGGATCGATTGCTGGTTCAGGTGAAAAAGGTGGAGAACCTGGCGTACATCTAAAAAGGAAAAAAGCTGTCATAGTACAACCTATGACAAGAAGAAAACCACCAAGGCCCTAAAATGTGGATCCTAGAATGGCTTCCTAACTGGATCTTCTATCTGTTACTTCTACTAGGTATCGTAGGGTTTGCGATAACCTATCTTCTTAAACTGATTCCTATTCCAGCAATTTACATGTATAGAACACCTATACAATTAGCATCCGTATTGCTAATTGTCGTTGGAGTTTATATGTCTGGTTCAATAGCAAACAATGAATCGTGGTTAGCTAAAGTGAAAGAAGTTCAAGCTAAATTAGCAGAAGCCGAAGCAAAAGGTGCGCAAGAAACAATTAAGATAGTCGAGAAAGTTGTATATCGAGAAAGAATTGTTAAAGAAAAAGGTCAGAATGTAATACAATATGTCGATAGAGAAGTTGTTAAGTATGACAATAAATGTGAAATACCTCCTCCTTTTATTGATGCATTAAATCAAGCAGCAGAGAATGCACAATGAGAATTGCAATGTTAGGATTATTAATTGTTTTAACAGGTTGTGCAACAAAACCAGTTCCTGTCAAACAAAATTTTCCAGTTGCACCCGAAACATTGCTACAACCTTGCCCAGAACTAAAAAAGCTGGAAAAGGATGTCAAACTAAGTGATGTTGCCAAAACAGTGGTCGAGAACTATACACTCTATCATGAATGTTCAATTAAAAGCCAGGCATGGATAGGATGGTATAACGCGCACAAAAAAATATTTGAGGATGCACAATGATAACAGAAGAACAACTAAAAGAATTGTTACCTAAAAATCCTTATGTTTCACACTGGCACAAGGCCCTAGAACAATTATTACCCGATTATGAAATTAACACACCACAAAGAATTGCAGCTTTTGTTGCACAGTGTGCTCATGAATCAGGTGGATTTATACATTTAGTAGAGAACTTAAATTATAGATGGCAATCTTTAAGAAAAGTATTTCCAAAATATTTCCCTACAGATGCTCTTGCTCAGGATTATGCATCTAGACCAAACAAACAAGAAGCGATTGCAAATAGAATCTATGCAAGTCGTATGGGTAACGGTCCAGAGGAGTCGGGAGATGGATTTAGATTTAGAGGTAGAGGCTTAATTCAACTCACAGGAAGACACAATTATACATGGTTTGCCGCATCACTAGAGATAACACCTGAAGAAGCCAGTGAATATTTAACAACGTTTGAAGGTGCCGCACAATCAGCTTGTTGGTTTTGGGAAAGCAACAAATTGAATCAATGGGCGGATAAAGGCGATATTCTTACATTGACTAAACGCATCAATGGGGGAACGATTGGGCTTGACGACCGTATCAAGCACTATGAACATGCACTACATGTTCTAGGAGTTTAATATGGTCAGTGATAAAAAACTATTTTGGTCACTATTAATACTTCTTTTTATACCCTTGACTCTTGCAATTTTCGCAGTTGATCGTTTTAGATATCCTTGCCAAGACTCAAAAAATTGGGATAAAGAAATGTGTAAGAAGCCTCAATGTGAAGTTACGAGAACATGCCCAGAAAATATATTTAAAAACAAAGTAGCAGTGGAAAATGTTGCTCCAGCGCAGCAGTGTACCGCTTGCCAACCACCGACGGCAGGAGTAAAAAATGGAAAATAAACCCCCATTTGTGTATACAGATGATCAATTGATGGCACGCCTCAAGTTTTTTGTAGGCGTATGTCTTGCATTAACATTAACAGGAATTGTATTCGTTGTACTTTATTCGATCATATTTGTAACACAACCTCTTGATGCAATGTCACCTATCGATCAGAAATTTTTCGAATTAATTGTACCCATTGCTACTTTCTTAACAGGCACACTATCTGGTATAATGCTTGCTGGTACAAGTAAAGAAGACAAAGAAGCAATGTTAGCTGCACAAAAGCAAGCAACTGAAAATTTTAAAACAACAATGGAAGAAGTTAAAAAGCCGGCTAAAAAAGATAAAGTGGAACCTTCTTTAGGTTCTGCAATAAATTATACAGGACCGGTAGTCATAGGTTATAACGGAAAATTAGCACCTCCACCAGCACCACAGCCGGAACTATGATGACACCTTTAATGACAATTTTTCGTTCGAGTGTAAGTGACGATGGCATTAGTAGCAAAAGAGTTGTAACATTTCTGGCATTTGTGTTTTGCTCGATAGCGTTTTTTGCAAATACATTTTTTGGTTATGATGTTGATCACCATCTTTATGATGGAATGATGTATATTGCAATAGCGGGATTAGGTGTGACGGTGGCAGAGCGTTTTGCGAACAAATCTGAAACAAAGGAGAAAAAATGAAAAAGATACTTTTTATTGCACTAGTTGCAGGATCGATACCACTTCTGAGTTATCATGGTATTTCTTTTAGCGCAGAAGTAAAACGAGTGTGTGTAAATAAAATTACAAATGATGGTAAGCCTGTGTTAGATCGTGAAGGCAAACCAGTTCAAGATTGCAAAGAAATTAAAGTGCATAAAAAATTAGAAGGTACGGAAGTTCCTCCGAAAAAATAATGTCTGAAGATAAAGAAACTACCGTTTTAAAGGTTGATGTTGGCATTTTGAAGACGCAAGTGGCAATGCTAACAACCCTTTGCAATAAAATGGATACTGTCATTGAAAAATTGACAGATAACCAAGATCGCATTGTTACTCAGATATATAAAGACATGGAAAAAAGACAATCTGATACGACAACTGATATAAAAGAGTTGCATTCAAGAATCACTACTGTCGATAGAAATCTTTCCGATAAGCTAGAACTTACGGAAAGAAGAATTATGGACGAAATAAAAAGTCTGAGAGAACACATTTCCGAACATAACAAAAAAGAAGACGGTGAAATTAAGAAAATTTTAGAATGGAAATGGATGGCCGCAGGTGGTATACTTACATTAGCATGGTTGTTTTCTAACATAAATTTAGATATGATATCAAATCTATTTCGTTAAACTTTTGTGAGTTGTTATGTCTGTTTTTATTGATAGAAAATATCTAAAACTACTTTCACCTAAACTAAATAAATTCTCTCAGAAAAAAGAGGACTTATATAATTTTAGGTGCCCTTTTTGCGGAGATTCACAAAAAAATGTGAATAAAGCACGAGGATATGTTTTTCGAAAGAAAAATGATTATTATTATAAATGCCAAAATTGTGGTGTAGGGCATACGATGTATAATTTCATCAATTTGATTGACAGTAATCTTGTCAAAGAATATGCGATGGAACGATACGCAAATGGTGAAGATGGTAATCATAACTATAAAAAGCCAGAAATAAAATTTGAAATCCCGAAATTTAAAAACAAATTTTTCATAGATTTGCCAAAAATTTCATCTCTTGACGATAAACACTATGCAGTGCAATATTGCATCAGACGAAAACTTCCATTTAATACATATGATAACCTTTATTATTGTGAAGACTTTAAACGTTTCGTAGATAAGGTTTTACCAAATAATGAAAAAAATCTAAAAGAAGAAGATCCTAGACTTATTATACCTTTCTTTGATGAAGATGAAAATTTAGTTTGTTTTCAGGGTAGATCGTTGAATGATTCAAAGCTTCGGTATATTACAGTCAAACTTGATGACGAAAATTCCAAAATCTTCGGATTAAACACAGTAGATAAAACAAAAAAAGTGTATGTAACAGAAGGTCCAATTGATTCACTCTTTTTGCCAAATGCTGTTGCAACAGCCGATGCAAATTTAAGCAATGCCGTAAATTTTATACCAAAAGAAAACATTGTTTTAGTTTTCGATAATGAACCGAGAAATAAAGACATTTGTAAGCTAATGGACAAGGCCATTGAAAATCATTTTTCAATATGCATTTGGCCTGAAATGATGCAAGAAAAAGATATCAATGAAATGATCTTAAGTGGTTTTACACAAGATGAATTGGTTGATATTATTGATAAAAACACCTTCGTTAATTTGAGGGCAAAAATGGAGTTTATTCAATGGAAAAAAGTGTAAGACTGATTAGTTATTCACAAGGAGAAGATGGAAAAAACTTGTTGGAACAAATCGCATACGTCGCAAGGGTTTCAAATCCGTCCAATCAAAATAATGATGCTACAGCCGAAAAGCTTGTTCGTTATTTGATTAAACATCAACACTGGTCGCCTCTTGAAATGGTCAGTGTTTGTTTAGAAATTTCAACGACAAGAGATATCGCACGACAGATTCTTAGGCATAGGTCATTTTCCTTTCAGGAATTTAGTCAAAGGTATGCCGTTGCAGACAGCGATTACAAACTGAAGGAAGCCAGAAAACAAGATGAAAAAAATCGTCAAAATTCTGTAGAACTTGATATGACAATCGATTCAGAAAGACAACTAGCATATCAATGGGAAATGATGCAAAATAGAGTTATCGTAGAAGCTAAAAATGCATACGAATGGGCATTAACAAAGGGAATAGCAAAGGAACAGGCCCGAGCAGTTTTACCAGAAGGCATGACAGCCTCTAAACTTTACATGTCTGGAACCATGCGTTCTTGGGTACACTATATACAGCTCCGCTCCGCAAATGGCACACAGAAAGAACACCGCCAAATCGCTATTGAGTGTGCAAATACTATTGAACCTATTTTTCCTATGATTAAGGAGTATGTAAGTGTATAATGATGTTGTAAAATTTATCGAAGCATGTGATCAAGAAAAAACTGTAGGTAATAGTAATCTTTATTTAAAATTGATCAATGAAGAATATGAAGAACTTTTAGATTCAAAATATCGAGAAGAAGAACTGGATGCATGTTTAGATTTAATCTGGGTTATTCTAGGATATTGTTATATGAGAGGTTATGATGTCGAAGGTGGTTGGAACGAAGTAGCTCGTTCAAATCTAGATAAAATTGATAAAGTGACCGGAAAAGTAAAAAAACGAGAAGATGGTAAAGTTTTAAAACCTAATGATTGGCAACCACCGAAACTAGAAACTTTTGTATAACAAGGAAAAAAATGAAATACCTCGGTATAAAAATAGATTTAGAAAGAGATAAACTATTCGACACTTTAGGAATCAAACGATTAAAAGAGTCCTATATGAGAGAAGATGAGACTTCTCCACAAGAAAGGTTTGCATATGTTTCAAAAACATTCTCTTCCTCGCCGGAACATGCTCAAAGGTTATATGAGTACAGCAGTCGTCATTGGCTCAGTTATTCTACTCCCATTCTTTCTTTTGGGCGCAGTCGTAGGGGTTTACCTATTTCTTGTTTTTTGCCTTATCTCCATGATAGTGCAGAAGGTTTGGTGGATTGTCTTTCGGAAGTAAACTGGCTCTCAATGCTAGGAGGTGGAATTGGTATCGGTGTTGGAATTCGTTCTGCTGACGATAAGTCTACTGGGATTATGCCTCATCTTCGGACATATGATGCTTCTTCGTTGGCGTACAGGCAAGGCAGGACTCGGAGAGGTTCTTACGCTGCCTATCTTGATATTTCTCATCCTGATATTCTTATTTTTCTTGAAATGAGAAAACCTACCGGTGATCCTAATATGAGAGCTTTAAATCTTCATCATGGTGTGAACATCACCGATGATTTTATGAAGATTGTTGAAAACTGCATGGTTAATCCTGATGCTGATGATTCATGGGAATTAAAAGATCCGCATGATGGGCAAGTTCGTGAAGTTGTATCAGCAAAAGAACTGTGGCAGAAAATACTTGAATTGAGAATGAATACTGGAGAACCCTATATTCATTTTATTGACACTAGTAATAAAATGATGCCACAATTTCAAAAAGACAAAGGGCTTTCGATTAGGCAATCAAACCTTTGTTCGGAAATTATTCTTCCGACGGACAAAGACAGGACTGCCGTTTGTTGCCTATCTTCTGTTAATCTAGAATATTATGACGATTGGAAAAATCATCCAACTTTTCTTCGAGATATCGCAGAGATGCTTGATAATGTTTTACAGTATTTCATTGACAATGCTCCTGATAGCATTTCACGCGCAAGATATTCTGCTGGCATGGAACGATCTATTGGTGTTGGTACTCTTGGTTTTCATGCTTATCTACAAAAAAATAATGTCCCGTGGGAATCCGCATTAGCCGTCGGTAGAAACATAAGCATTTTCAAAAACATCAAAAAAGGTTTAGACGATGCAAATCTTGAATTGGGTAAACTGCGCGGTGAAGCACCTGATGCCAAAGGAACCGGACGTAGGTTCAGTCACACTATGGCTATCGCTCCTAATGCTTCTTCTAGTATTATTATGGGTAATACAAGCCCTTCCATCGAGCCTTATCGTGCTAATGCTTATCGTCAAGATACTCTTTCAGGTGCTCATCTTAATAAAAATAAATATCTAGATAAAATTATTCGTGAAGCCAGCGAAGGCCCAGATAAGATTGATTATGATAGAACCTGGTCGAGCATTATCGCCAATGATGGTTCTGTGCAACATTTGGATTGGATTTCTGAGTGGGTTAAAGACGTATTTAAAACCTCGATGGAAATTGATCAGAGATGGATTGTACAACATGCATCAGACCGTCAACAGTTCATTGATCAAGCACAATCGCTAAATTTATTCTTTAGACCTGATGCGCATATTAAGTATATTCATGCAGTGCATTTTCAGGCATGGAAATCCGGCCTAAAAACACTTTACTACTGTCGTTCAGAAAAATTAGCAAAAGCAGATAAAGTATCAAAAAGCATTGAACGACAAGTGATACAAGAAATTGACCTGAAAGCTTTGGCCCAAGGAACAGACTGTCTTGCGTGTGAGGGCTAAAAATGCTAGAAACTATAGGTGAAATTTTTCGGGAGGGGTATCGTCGAGGATGGGTGACCACTCGTGATGGTAATGCCAGCCTTAGATATAATACTGTAGACCATTTTCATATTACACCAAAAGGCGTTAGAAAACAAAATCTACAGCCAGAAATGTTTAAAAAAATTGGCATTGGGCAAGATAATTGGTATGCCATGAATTACACAAAAATTAGTTCTGAACTTGAGCCTAGTGGTGAAATTCCAATGCATTGGGGGATACAAAGAAAAATTAACACTGAGGTTAGAGTCGTTATACATATGCATCCAACTTACATCACGGCAGCAATGTATAAAGGTATCGATTTGCAAAAATTAGTAGATGAGTTTCCGGAGCTTAGTAGATATACGACAGTTGGTCCTAGTGTTCCTTTAATACCACCTATCACTCAAGAACTGGCCGATGCATGTATTGAAAATTTAGGTGTTGACACTGATGGAAGTTTAAAGTACAATATCATAGGTATGGATCGGCATGGTGCTATTGCAGTTGATACAAGCCCATGGCGAGCATTTGAGCATATTGAAAGGTTGGAACATATTTGCAAAATTGTTTTATCTTCGGGCAAAGGTTAATCAGTGTCACATTTAATCGCAAATTTGCCTCCTATTCATTGTTACATTCGAAAAGAATTCCTTTATGATTTCCAAAAGGGATTTGAAGAATACGAACCGTGTATTTGGGTTTCTGTAAAATCTATTCGGGGGCAAGCTTTTCGTATTGAATCTTATTTGCCAAGATATGGAGCATTATACGATAAGTTACCTATTCACGCTTACGTATCAAGAAATAAAGAATTAGAACCTAAAAAATTTCTTCCTTTAGATAATTTGCAAATTTGGGACTGTTTCAGTCATGACATTTCTATTCTTAGAAAAACTTTTCTAGGAAATTTAAGTGCAAAATTTTATGGCAAAGATAAACAATGGCATCCTGGGCAATACTTATTTACAGTGGATAATGGTTTTAGTGATCCAAATGTTTTAGATACAACTTATGCAGAATGGCCTGAAGATCATAAATCATTTAATTTTTTACAGCTAGAAAACGGGCAGTATGCAGCACAACCCAACAATAGAACAATTTTTCTTGATGCAGCATCTAATCCAGAAAAAATGTTATTTCCAGATTTTAAAGTTTGTACAAAAATGTATCGAGTTGAAGTGAATCCTAAATGGGCATTAGGAAATACAGATGATGTTATGTACGAAAATAAAGTAGAGAGCAAATAAAATGATAACAAAAAATAAAACAAAATTAACACTAACCGATGAAAGAAATAGTTTCAAACCTTTCAACTACCCATGGGCATATGATGCTTGGTTAAAACATGAACAGGCTCATTGGCTTCACACCGAAGTTCCAATGATCGAAGATGTTAAAGACTGGAAGAATAGACTTACTGATGGTGAAAAACAATTCCTAACGCATATATTTCGCTTTTTTACACAGGGTGATATCGACGTTGCAGGTGGTTATGTTCGTAACTATCTACCATATTTTCCTCAGCCTGAAATTCGCATGATGCTATCTGGCTTTGCTGCTCGTGAAGCTTTACACATTGCTGCATACTCTCATTTGATTGAAACACTAGGTTTACCGGAAACAACTTATAATCAGTTTCTGGAATATCAACAAATGAAAGACAAACATGATTATGTGACGGACCTTTCATCCAAGAATGGAACAAAAGAATCGACTGCAACACATATTGCTGTCTTTTCTGCATTTACTGAAGGTATGCAATTATTCTCATCATTTATTATGTTACTTAACTTTCCTCGTAACGGTAAAATGAAAGGTATGGGACAAATCATCACTTGGTCTATTGTCGATGAAACAATTCATGCGGAAAGTATGATAAAATTGTTCCGGGCATATATAGAGGAAAATAAAGAAATTTGGAACGATGATCTCAAAGGAAAAATTTACACTATTGCTACAAAAATGGTTGAACTCGAAGACCATTTTATTGATCTGGCATTTAGTATGGGCGATATGCCTAATCTATCTGCTGATGACGTTAAATCCTACATTCGCTATATTGCTGATCGTCGTCTTATTAGTATGGGCCTCAAGGGTATAATGAAAGTTAAGAAAAATCCTCTTCCATGGGTTGAAGAAATGATCAACGCACCGACTCATACCAATTTTTTCGAAAACAGGGCGACCGATTATGCAAAAGGTGCTCTTTCGGGAAACTGGGGAGATGTTTGGGCTTAAGGAGTAAAAATGATAGAAAAAATAATATCAGCCGAATGCATAGAATGTGAATCAATTTTTGAAATGACCTATCAACAAGAACTTGTGTCAAAAGAAGTTCCTTGTTTTTGCCCGTTTTGTGGTGAAAAAATCGAAGATGTTCAAGAAGAAGAATATATAGATGAGGATGACTTCGATGAGAATGAGGAATGGCGTTAAATTGGATTTATAAAGACAAAGACTTTTTTGAAGAAACCATACAAGACAACTATGGATTTGTTTACCTTATAACCAACTTAAAAACAGGTAAAAAATACATAGGTAAAAAATTCTTTTATTCTTCAAAAACAAAAACCGTCAAAGGTAAGAAAAAAAGGTATAAAGTAAGTTCAGATTGGCAAACTTACTACGGATCTAACACAGAACTTCAAAAAGATGTTACAATGCTAGGAACAGAGAACTTCAAAAGAGAAATCTTGTTTCTATGCAAATCAAAAGGAGAATGTGGCTATCTTGAAGCAAAAGAACAGTTTGTCAGACAAGTCTTGGAATCGAATGAATATTACAATACTTGGATAATGGTGAGAGTTAGAAAAAATCATCTAAGGGCTAAATTAATTGATTAATATTGTAGAAAAGTTTCGTGGTAAAGAAATGGACGGTATTGAGTTTTTTAAAAATAATGGAGAGTATGTCGTAAATTTATTTGATTACAAAAAAAAAGGTGAAAAAGTTCCCGGTTCATCAATGGGAGATTTTTATCATATCATACTAATGCCAAAAAAATCCGATTCTGAACCTGAAAAAATAGAAGCCATTTTAACTTCACCTTTACATTATGTCGAAAGTCTCATGAATGACAATTTCAATGGTGTTGTAGCAAAGGTTACTACCACTTCTGAAGAAGTAATGAATAAAATTTTAAAAAGTGTTTCTGATAACAGTGATAAGGAAAATCAAGATGATGAATAAATATGAACTTAAAGAAATTCTTCAAAATTCGGTCGTCACAGTAGTTTTTACAAAAGTTGACGGAACAGAACGGATAATGAATTGCACACTTGTTTCTGACTATATTCCAGAGTACATCAAAACTGATGTTGCAGAAAAACAACAACTTTTAACTGAAAGCTTGCCAAAAGTAGAGAATCCTAATACCATTTCAGTGTGGGATGTAGAAAACAATGGCTGGCGTTCATTTCGCCTTGATTCAATCAAATCTGTGACAAAAAATGAGACTCACATCCGTTAAAGACTATGAAAAACAATTTTCAGGTGGTGAACCCACCTGGAAAAATGGTGAAGGTTCAGTCGTAAGAGCACTTAATTGGTATAATTACCACAGTGACACAAAAGAAAGTAAAAAATACGCGATAGATTATCTAAAAGATAACAAATACTCACCTAAAGATATTGCACTATTCGAAAAACTCTCCGAAGATCATTTCAAGAATTTAGGTTTTGTTTGCCGAATCAAAAGTCGCGGAGCAAAACTCACGAAATCCAATCTAGACTGGATTCAAGATTCTTTTACAGAACTAAAGCGCCGATCAGAAGTTGAAAATAAAAAGGTTGTAGAACCTAAGGCAACAATTTCTATTCAAGAAAGGACTTTAGAAAAGTCAAAAGAATACATTGGTGAAATTGAAAGTATCATCGATGATTGTTTTCTTGTTCGTGATTTTAACGCAATCGAACCCTATGAAGCTATGCAATTGATGGGTGTTAAAGCTGCACATGCTGCTCATGTGATCAAATTCTTCAATACTAAAATTGAACACCTTGAAGAAGCCGTCAAAGGAAAAGATCCTCAATTGGTTGAAGGTTATTCAAACTTTTCTAAAAAGGAACTAAGGGAATACCTTGCATATCACAAAAAGATCATTTCTGATGCGGAGAAACTGTCACATAATGTCAAGCTGACTCGTAAACCTAGAAAGAAAAAAGTTAAACCTGTTGATAAGGTCGTTTCTAAGATTGTCTATAAAAAAGAAGATGCTGAATATAAAATTGCATCCGTGAATCCTACCGACATCATTGGTTGTTCACAACTTTGGGTATTCAATACCAAAACTCGTAAACTTGGTGTTTATAACTCAATTGATGAATCGGGGCTTTCTGTTAAAGGTACAACGATTCTAAATTTCAATGAACAATCTTCAATACACAAAACGGTTAGAAAACCTGAAGCGGTTCTTGCCGATCTTGTCAAGTGTGGAAAAGTTTCTCTAAGAAAATTTATGTCAACAATTAATTCTGTTGAACAAAACTTGACAGGTAGAATTAATGCTGATACAATCCTTGTTAGGATTATCAAATAAAGGTATATAATGATTCTCGTTGATCTAAACCAAGTTTTACTTTCAGGTTTGATGGCACAAATTTCTAGTCAAAAGAATATTAAAATCGAAGAAGGATTGGTCCGACATTTGGTTCTCAATATTCTCAGGATGCACATCAAACAATTTCGTCAAGAATATGGTGAAGTTGTCCTTTGTTGCGATAACAAAACTTATTGGCGAAAAAGCTTTTTTCCATATTACAAAGCCGGAAGAAAGAAAGCCCGCGAAAAATCCGATCTTGACTGGCATCTAATCTTCAACATTCTTGGTAGTCTCAAGCAAGAATTAAAAGAAAACTTTCCATATCGTGTTCTTGATGTTGATGGTGCAGAGGCCGATGATATCATTGGTACACTGTCTGCTCGTCATTCGGGCACCGAAAAGGTTTTGATTCTTTCCAGTGACGGAGACTTTATTCAACTTCAAAAATACAAAAATATAAAGCAGTACAATCCTGCGGTGAAGAAGTTTATTGTATCCATTAATCCCACCGCAGAACTCAAAGAAAAGATCATTCAAGGTGATCGTGGTGACGGCATTCCAAATATTTTTTCACCAGACAATTGTTTTGTTCTTGAACAACGACAAAAGCCCATAACAAAAAACAAACTCAGTGAACTGCTGAATGAAAATTCTGAAAATTACGCTGAAGAGATCAAAAGAGGCTTTATTCGTAACAAAACACTTATCGATCTTGAAATGACACCAAAAGAAATTCAAACTTCAATTATTGAAGCGTTTGAAAACTATAAACCTTCTCCAAAATCCAAGTTGATTAATTATTTTATGGAGAAGAAACTCAAAAATCTTATGGACGTAATCGAGGAATTTTAATGCGTAAAAACATTTATGAAGTGTTCGATGAATTTGAAAAAGAAAGCACAGTCGATGGTAAAATTGGCGTGCTTGTTCGTAATTGGACACCAACTCTAAAACTTGTGTTGCAACTGGCATATCGCCCAGAGGTTCAGTGGAAACATACTGAATATCCGAGGGCATATAAAAAACAGGATATTGTACCTGGTTATTCCTTTGCATCACTTGACACCGAATTGAAAAGGTTGTATATTTTTCAAAAAGGAAATCCTTCCGCAGAGAAACTAACACCAAAACGAAGTGAAGAGCTTTTGGTTGTGTTGTTGGAATCTCTAGAACCTCGTGAAGCGGAGATTGTTATGGGCATTTTTAGAAAAAACCTGGATGTCAAAGGTTTGACAGAAAAATTCATTCGCAAAAACATTCCAGATATCTTTTAATAGAAAAAAGGAGAGAACTAAGTGGGTAAATTTGTAGGAAAATTTCGTCAAGAGCGTGATTATTCGGATGATTATGGTTACAATGGGCGCAAACCAAAACGAAAGCGAGAAAATCGAGAAATTCGTAAAATGAAGATGCGCCAGTATGATGAAGATGGTTACGCATTTGACGGACCTTCACCTCCTTCAAAACATAAAAGTTATTGAGTTTTTTCTGTTCTGTTGCCAAAAGACAACAGAATGCTATTGACTTGAACCAGCACAATGTGATATTATAGAATCTCATTGTCGGAGATTTGTTATGATGATTTATGGTAATCTTGGTAAATCCAAGCCGAAACTCGCTCCTAAAAAAGAGCGAGAAGAATACGCTGCATGGCTGAAAAAGCATGGCGTTGGTGTTACTTCAACGGTAAAACCTAAAATGTTTCAAAAAGCTAATACATACACGCCAAAACCTCCTCCTGGGCGAGAGTCGAAACAGCACATTCCATCGATTGACACCGGAATAGGCAATGCTCCGGCTGCTCACCGAAAAGTTTACACGGGCACCAAGATTATCGGTATTGGAACCCTACATAAATCTAATGCTGTTCCTATTTTTTCTGATGAAGAAGCAAAAGATATTGCAAAAATGCGAAGATAAAACAAAAAAGGTAGAAATCCTATGTATATTCAAGAACTTAAACGTGTTGAAGTGCCGGCATGGCAACTTTTGACTGAAATTGTCAATCAATGGGTGAATCCTCAAGTTGAAATGACAGGTTTTGCAACAATTCAAGATGCGGAAGACGGATCCGGCGATGGAATTCTCACTTTTCCTGACGGTTTTTGTGAAAAACTCGGTTGGAAAGAAGGAGATCAATTGGAACTTGAACTTTTAGACGATAAAAGCTTCACTTTGACAAAAAAACAACAGTAGACTCTATATTTCTTGACATTTTTTCGTTTTTTGAGTATAATTTCTTATACTTCAACGTTTCACTCAGGAAATTTCAATGCTGATCGACGCAAAATCCACTCTTGCAAAGCTGATGGCAACCGAAAACATCGTTGTTGAACAACGAAAAGTGCCTACAGCATGTTTTGATGTTAAAAATCGAATTCTGACGATTCCAATTCTCAACGGAAACCTTTCTCCTGAAATTTATGACCTGATGATCGGGCATGAAACTGGTCATGCGCTTGAAACTCCTCTGGAAGGTTGGCACAATTCGGTTGTTGACCTAAAAGTCAATCGTACAATTCTGAATGTATGCGAAGATGCGCGTATTGAGAAAAAAATCAAGCGTAAGTTTCCTGGGCTTCGCGCATCCTTCACCAAAGGTTACCGTCAATTGTTTGACATGGATTTCTTTGGTGTCAAAGGGAAGAACCTCAACTATCTGAATTTTATCGACCGTATCAATCTACACACCAAAGGTGGTGCATCACAAGGTATTGAATTCTCTTCTCATGAACAAGAACTTCTTGATGATGTAGAAAGCGCAGAAACTTTTGAAGAAACCGTAAAAGTTGCAATCAAAATTCAAAAGTTCATGAAAGAAGAACTTGATCGCCAAAAAGAAGAAATGCGAAAAGCTAAGTCTTTTTCAAAAGACAATACTTTTCAAGGTGACATTGATGAATATGATTACGATTATGGTGATGACGATGAAATTGAGAATGAAGAACTAGAAAACGATAATGGTTCTGATGATTATGATTCTGATGAAGACGGTGAAGGAAATGAGCGCGACTATGGTTCTTATCCTTCGTCTTCGACAAATACACTTCGTTCAATCACGGATGAAAAATATCGTCAGCGTGAGCAAGAACTGTACTCAAAAGAAAACAAGGAAAATACCTATTGCGATATTCCGAAAATTGACTTTGAGGAAATCATCATCGATTACAAGATTTTGATTGGCAAAATCAAAAAAGAAAATGAAGAGTATGAATATTACAAAAATGGATTGCCTCACATTCTTGCAAATTACAATAAGTTCAAAAGCGAGTCAAACAAGGTCGTTTCATACCTTGTCAAAGAATTTGAAATGCGTAAAAATGCAGGGCAACAATCACGCGCTCGTATCTCCAAAACTGGTGATTTGAATCTGAATAAGATTCATGAATACCGGTTTACCGATGATATCTTTGCGCGTATGACAAGAGTGCCGAACGGTAAGTCTCATGGGCTTGTCATCTTTGTCGATTGGTCAGGATCGATGAACGAAAACATGCACGGTACAATCAAGCAACTTTTGAATCTAGTTTTCTTTTGCAGAAAAATTAATATTCCTTTTGAAGTGTATGGTTTCTCATCGATATTGAATATTGAAGAAAACGTTGATTCCACTTCTTTTATTCAAGGAAAAATTCAAGAACGTAATATCGGATCATTGGCAATTTCAAGATTCTCTTTGTTGAATATCTTTTCAAGTAAAATGTCGAATCGTGAAATTACTTTTATGGGTTCACATCTTTTGAATTTTCCAGGACCTGTAAACTCGAATTGTTATGTTCGTTTTCCAAGACTTTTCAATCTTTCAGGTACACCCTTGAATGAAGCGATACTTACCTCCTTTGAGCTTCTACCTGAATTCAAACGGCGTAACAAACTTGAAATTGTCAATACAGTGTTTTTGACTGATGGTAATGGTGGAGCGATTGGTGAAAGAATTGAATCTGTAAAAACAAATACAAACATTCTGTATAAATCGTATAAGTCGCGTATTTGGTTTCGTGATCCGATAACGAAAGCATCGATTGAAATTGATTCGGTTGAAGGATTACATTTTTCTCATGGGCTATCAGAGTTCGCCGCGCTTCAGACCGTTGCATTTTTAAAACTACTCAAAGCGCGAGTTGGTTGTAATATCATTGGTTTCTATATGTGTAATGTTCGAAATGCGCGAGATGGTATGGAGTGTTATATGAAAAAAGAATTGATCGATCAAAAGATTGCCGAATTTCGCAAGAACAAACATGCGATTGTTTCGAATATTGGGTATGATGACTTTTACTTTATTCGTTCGGAAACAATGAACATCGAAGATGCTGAGTTTGAAATTACCGAAACCGCAAAGAAAACCACTCGTGCGCTTGTCACGGCGTTTTCTAAATACACAAATGGGCGAATTCTAAACCGTATTGTATTGAGCCGATTTATTACACTGATTTCATAGGATTAAAAAAATGATTTATATCGTTCGTGACGTACTTTCACAACCACTGATTGATAAAATTCTTGCATGGAATGAAGAAACAAAGGGAGGTGATGTATGGGCTTCCAATCAAGTCAAATGGGTAAATGTGCTTAAGTATGCCACGACCGGTACGATTCTGTCTCGGGTCTTTTCAGAAGAGATCCGCGCAGAAATCTTTGATGACCTGTATATTCGCCGTAAGATCGATCACCAACCATCCTCGACCTCTGCGCTTTTTTATATGGGTTTTCCGCATTCCTGCGTCAACTGGCATTCAGATTTTCCAGACTATGATGCAATGTCGATTTACCTGAGTAAAGAATGGGATTCCAATTGGGGAGGATGGTTTGCATGGACCGAAGAAAATGCAGGTAAAGACCTTT